TTCGCTTATATTCGGATGCAAACTTCTTACCATATGGTAAATCAATGTTAGAAGGAGCTAGAAGAGTTTGGAAACAATTAACTCTTATGGAAGATGCGATGTTAATCCATCGTATTATGAGAGCACCTGAAAAAAGAATATTTAAAATTGATGTAGGTAATATTCCACCAAATGAGGTAGATAATTACATGCAAAAAATTATAAACGCAAGTAAAAAGACTCCATTTGTTGATGCGGCTACTGGCGATTACAATTTGAAATATAATATGCAAAACCTTATTGAAGATTATTATATGCCAGTGCGTGGTAATGATAATGGTACTTCAATTGATACTCTAAAAGGTTTAGAATATAATATGGTGGATGACCTTAACTATTTAAAAAATAAGTTAATGGCTGCACTACATATTCCAAAAGCATATTTAGGATACGAAGAAGATATTAGTGGTAAAGCAACTCTTGCATCACAAGATGTTCGTTTTGCAAAAACAATAGAAAGAATTCAAAAAGTATTGGTATCTGAATTAACTAAGATAGCAATTGTACACTTATATGCACAAGGATTAGATGATGCAAATGATTTAGATTTTTCATTAGAATTAACAATTCCATCTAAAATTTATGAGCAAGAAAAGGTTGAATTATATACTTCAAAGGTAGCATTGATTCAACAAATGCAACAAACTAAAATGTTTTCTAAAAAATGGATGTATGATACAGTAATGGATATGACTCCTGAAGAGCAGGATGAATTAACATTAGATGTGTTAGATGATACTAAACAACAATTCCGTTTAACTTCTATTGAAACACAGGGTGTTGACCCTGCTAAACCAACCGGTGTAGAAGGAGAACCAACAAATGTTGAAGAAGAGTTGGATAGATTGAACACCGAATTGGAAACCGAAGGAGATGTTGGTAGACCAAAAGACCCGGTTAGATATGGTAAAGATGACCATCCATTAGGAAGAGACCCATTCGGCCAAAAATCTAATAAACAAAAAGAAGGTTCTGTCAAATATAAACCAAGAGAGAATTACAAAGAAATTTTTAAGGATATGATGGGAAATAAAAAGACTATTTTGACAGAAGATTCTAAATAAATTAATTAAAGTAATATAAAAATATATTTATATCAGAAAATTGTAGCAATTAATGAAAACTATTAAACACTCAAAGTTTAAAAATACAGGATTTATTTTTGAATTATTGGTTAGACAAGTGACCTCAGAAATCATGTCTGGCAAAATAAATTCTATCGCAGAAAAGATATTAAAAGAGCATTTTAATTCAAAAAAGGAATTATCCAAAGAATTAAAATTATATCAATATCTTATTAATGAAAAATATAATTCAGAAAGTAAAGCTGAGAAATTCATTGATACAATATGCGAAGCTCGTAAAAGATTAGACGAGAAAAAACTTACAAAGGAGAAATACATTCTTATTAAAGAAATTAAAGAAACTTATGGGTTAGATGAGTTTATTAAATCTCCTATTTCAAATTATAAAACATTAGCATCTATTTATAAAATATTTGAAGTAACTACATCAGAGGAACAATACGAGCCAACTGATATAGTTTCATCTCGTTTTACTATTGCTGAAAATATTATTAATTCTTCGATTCAAAACAAAGATGTTAAAATCAAAGATGCTATAATGGAGCAATATAAAAAGCAAGATGATGATTTAAGAGCAATATCTTATAAATTGTTAATAGAGAATTTCAATAAAAAATATAAAAATTTATCTTTACAACAAAAAGGATTATTGAAGGAATATATCAATAATATGAATAATACTGGCAAATTAAAAGAATATGTATCAGTAGAAGTTCATACAATTGTTGAGGGATTAAAAGAAGTTGGTTCTAAAATTTCTGATAAAGTTACAAAAATTAAATTAGCAGAAACGATTTCAAACTTAAAGAAAGTTAAATCAGCTAAAGCTATTAAGGAATCGCATTTATCAGCTATGATGATGTCATACGAACTTTTAAAAGAATTAAAGGATGCCAGCACAAAGTAAAGCACAACAAAGATTTATGGGAATGGTTCATGCAACTCAAAAGGGTGATATGGATTCTCCATCTCCAGAAGTTTCAAAAGCTGCAGACTCGATGAGTGATAAAGATGCTAAAGATTTCGCATCAACATCTCATAAGGGATTGCCTGATAAAATAAAAGAATTTATTCTTAGAGAAGCTAGAGGTGTTAAAACTATTACAAAAGAATATGGAGAAGTTGTAGACCAAATTCAAAAACATTTGGATTTATACAAACAAACAAAAGGAACTCCTGCTGAAAAGCAACACATCCAACAATTAAAGCAACTTAACAATAAGAAAAAAGCATTAGCAAACGAATTAGACCAAAAGGTTAGTGGTTTGTATAAAGATGCCGAATTGAAAGTTGATGAAATGAACACTACTGCAAATGTACAAGGATATGATTCTCCAAATGCATTTACTAAAAGAGGTGATGAAAAAACAAACGCTAAAAAACAAGCAGATTTGACTGGATATAGTGTAGTTAAAGAAAATCGTTGGTTAGAATTAAAAAAAGAAGATTCATCAGCTACATCCAAAATAGGTAAAGGTATTTCCAATATCAATAAGCAATTAGCAGAAATGGAAAGATTTCTTAATTGGTATGGTAAATTAAAAGCTGAAAATGGTGTAAGTAATGAACATTTTTGGAAAAGAACAAATAGTAATATTTATAAGATAAAGGAGCGACTCATTAAATTAGAACAACACATTCGCAAAATAGCAGAATAAATGAAAATATCTCAATTAAAAGAACTTGTTAGGCAAGTAGTGAAAGAAGAAAACGATTACCAACAATTATTTAAGCATATGCTTGATAAATGTGGTAAATCAATTACTGATATGTCTGATGATGAGAAGAAGAAATTCTTCAATGCCGTAGATACTGCTTATAAAGCAAAATCTGAAGGTAAATTGAGAGGATATAATGAAAACTTACCTGGAAATCAGGAAAAGTTAGATACTGATAAGGATGGTGAGATTGAAGGTTCGGATTTAGCAGCATTAAGAGCTAAAAACGAATCGGTTAAAAAAAAAAGGTAAATGAAAATCTTGCGGTTGATATAATAGCCACTGTTGGTACTATATTAATTGCTAAGATTATTTTTTACTATATGATAGATTTGGCACAAAAAGGAATGAAATATTTCCAAGGTAACCAAAACTACAAAAAAGAGGTTAAACAAATTTTAGATTCTATATCAAACGATAAGAAGACAATATCAGATATAGCTAAAATGGTTGACCCTAAAAAGGGAATTGATAATACAACTGTTGATAAAATTATAAATTTACCATATGTAAAAACTCAAATAATAAAAATGAGTGATAAAACAAATGGTGAATTAAGTGAAACGGAATTAGAAAATCAATTAAAGACTATTATATTAAAGTCTTGGAATGATTCATCAATAACGGATAACGCTGTTGAAAAAGTTAAAAAGGATTTAAAATAATGAATAAAGGATTATTAATAGAAACCCATTTGTTTGAAGCAAAACTTCAGCAAGAAGAAAATGGAACTTATTTAGTTAAGGGAATCCTACAAAGAGCAGGAGCCGCTAATCAAAATGGTAGAAGATATCCTAAAGAAATCTTAATAAGAGAATGTCAGAAATACGGACAACTCATTAAAGAAAGAAGAGCATTGGGTGAATTAGACCATCCAGATTCTCCCGTAATTAATTTAAAGAATGTATCTCATAACATTAGAGAAATATATTGGGAGGGTGATGATGTGTGTGGTGTAGTAGAAATCTTATCAACTCCATCTGGCAATATTCTTAGAGAACTATTAAAAAATAATATTCGTTTAGGTATTTCATCAAGAGGGCTAGGTTCAGTTAAAGAATTGAATGATGGAACTGTAATGGTTCAGGAAGATTTTGAATTAGTAGGTTGGGATTTTGTTTCTAACCCATCAACACATGGAGCATTTATGGCACCTATGAATGAATCAAAGCATTGGAAGCAAGTAGCAGATGAATGTGGTAAGTGGTGTAAGTCACAAGATTTAATGAGAGAAATTATAATAGAATTAAACTAACAAATATGAAATTAGTAAATTTGGTACCTGGAAAAGCTATTAATAATAAAGTGGTTAAAGAGGCATTAGATGATTTAGATACAACATTACCACAAGCGGTAAATAGATATTTGGATAAAATGGTATCTCAAATCAAAGGAATGAATCTTAATCGTAAAAAAGAAATTCTTGTATTAGCAAAAGTAATTGATGCTATGGGAATGGATAAAAACGAATTGATGAGATATATTCAAAAAATCAGAAAAAACGATATTTTAAATAAATAGTATATGATACGCTTAAGAGACCTATTAAAGGAAGAAGAAGAACTTCAGCAGTTAACAACTGAATTGAAAAAACATTTCTTAGAAATAATTTCAACATACGGTCAACATAGAGAAGGTATGACTAGAAAATCTGATATCAGACAAGTTGCAGAAACTTTAGGTGGTATTGCAGATGCTGCACAAGAATATACTTTAAGAGAGGGTGGAGATTGGTTTGATAGAGTTACGATTAAGCGTAATATGAGCGAATTAAAAAAATTACAATCTGCATTCGAAAAAGAATCATTAGAAGCAAAAGCACAAGAACAAAGATTGGAATCTCTATATGAAGATATGGGACATGTTTTGGGAAGATACTTTGAAATAGCAGATGTATCTGAGCAAGTTATGAAAAAAAGATTAGGATTACAAGAATGTAAAACTTGCAAAAAGTAAATTAAATGGAAGAATTAGCATCATTATTATTACAAAGTAGAACGCAAACTCATTCATTTCATTTAGGTGTTAAAGGAATAGGTTCTCATTCAGCTCATATTGCATTGGGTGAATATTACGATTCAATTAGTGGATTAATTGAT